AATAGGTATGCGGAGCAACAACAACTCCTCCGTGCATCACTTCATTAAATGTATATGAGATTGCGTTCGGTTTATAATCTCTGTAACCTCCGAACCCGATGAAGTCACCTTGAAACACTGAGAACGGAACTTCCTCTCTACGGGGTAGACAATGCAAACAACGTATTAAGATTGATTGCAAATTGAAGTCAGGGTGATTGCGTTCAATGTCCTGTACAGTATAATTAACCTTCGGGGTTCTCTTATTAAATACAGACTTCGTGCCAACAAAAAACTTTCCATTCTCTGGGTTAGTTCCCCAAATAATTGCGGGTGATCCGTCAATCTTTACGGAATAAGAGTTTTTCATTCCGTTTGCGAAAGCATCAAGAACAGATAGATCCCCTGTAAGGATCGTATCTTCGGGGTGTTCAATGTGGAGGTTTTTCATATTAAGCAAAGATAGGGTCTGCATACTTTGAGCAAGGGTGCGGATCAGTTGGTGAACAACCGAATGAAGCAATGAATGTGTCTAACTCTTTGATTGCTTCATCAGTTAGATCATCAAAATCAACTCCGCATATATGGTCTACTCCCCACTCTGCAACCTCGAAAACGAACTCTTCCCAATCGCAACATACGTGGGCAACATTTTCAAAGTTGTCTACTTTGAGTATTCTTTCTGAAATTCTTTGAACTTGTGGTAACATAATTTTTAAACTTGTTTTGTGGTGTATGTCCTTATTATAAAGGAAAAAGAGATCAACTGTGGATCCCTGTAATAATTAGAAATATTTCCTTTCACCAAGTGAAAGAGGTCTTTCACCATACTCACCGCAGTGAGTGTCCATTGTGTCATATGCCTCTGCATATCCGTACTGCTCAGACATTGTGTACATTACGTCATCAATTTCATCAGGTGCACAGTAAAGGTTTTCTGTTTCTTGAACTTTACCAAGTTTGTTATAAGCAATAATTTTGTAATCGAACATAATTTTAAAATTTGTTTTGTGGTGTATAATACTATTATAAAGGGTCAGGTGCCCAAGTGCGAGCACCTGAAACAATTGTTTACAATTCAGAAATCATCTCATTCATTTCTGTTAAGTCTGCCTCCCCCCAGTCTGCTCCATCAGGTGTTGCATCATTCTTAAAAACTCCGTGAATGTACTGTAAAAACTCTGGGTAGTCCTCACAATCTTTTGCAATATCATATAAACCCTGATCTCCTCCGATCCATAACGCACAATTCCAAGTTGTCCAATCTGCCCAACCATTGTATTCTGTTTTTGGTGTGTCTGTGAGATTTAGTTTTGTTTGAAACATGAAGTAACTCCTTTTGGTGTATGTACTTATTATAAAGGATATTAATTGTAATCGTGGATTGTTACAACTAATATTAAGACCGATTGTGACACTTTTTCAACTGTCCACTCGTCGGCCGCGATGTCGGGGGGAATACGACGACTCCTCCCCCCCCCAACTAAAATGGAATTTAATGTTTATGATCTCTTATTGGAAGATGAGAGAACCGCCGTTAATGAAATTGTATTAGAGGCAGTAGCAAGAAAATTTGATATTGATATTAACGATTTTGATTATGACATTTTAGGTTATATAACCACTGTTGATGGCAAAGTTAAATTGTTACAGTAATATTAAGATGCCATTTTACATATTGAAAGGGGTATGTGAAATGGTATCATTAATATAGTTAAGCAATAAATCATGACTCGTCACATTGATTCTATAATCGCTATGTACTTTAGTTCATCTAAGGTAGATAGAGTCAAAGGCAAAAATTGGTATTCAAACGCTTATTCTATCGCTTGCACTTTAGGTAAGAAATACGACGTTCACTCAAATACAGTAAGTGCCGTTATCTCTGCTTTAAGTCCTAGCAACAAATGGAATAGAAACGTAGAAGATGCTGAAATGATGCTAAGGGCAAACGCTTATGACTTAGACTTAACCGAGTGTAAACCTAGCACTTATGGTAAGCAAAAGGAAAAAGCAATTGCAATTATCACTCAAAACGTAAAAGATGATGAATCTTTAAAAGCGATCTTATCAGGTCAAAAGACAAAATCCTTTTACGCTAATATTAGCACTAACGGAAAAACCACTGATTGCACTATTGATGGTCATTCTTACAACGTATGGAATGGGACAGTAACGACTTTAAGAGACGTTCCTAATATGACCCCTAAGACATACAAACTTATACAAGATGACTACAGAAAAGCAGCAATGGAAATTAGCAGCATCACAGAAAGTGAGACTGGCGAAATCCTAACCGCATCTGAAATTCAAGCGATCACATGGGTTGCCTATCGCAGAATACATAAAAACCTAATATAACAAATTGTTAATTTTAGGACATCACCCCCACTAAGGGGGTTTTTTATTGTTTATAATAGAAGAGTAAACCAATCACATAGGGACGCTTATGTTATCCTCAATCATTCGCTGCAAAATTAGATCAGGTCTAATCAAACATGGTCAACTAACTTGTAGCGAATTAGTTCGCACTATGGGATTAGACCCAGTACGTCACAAAGGCACAATCCACGGATTTATGGTAGACCTTGAAGACGCTGGAGTTTTAACCGCTACCCGCAAAAAAGGTAGAAGGCATCTCTGGTCAATTAGTCAAATCAGAAAAAGAGATCGTCTCGCTTCTCTGGTTATGGCGTAAGCAGAATTGACTGAGAGCATTGGTCAATTATCACCCCTGAGCAATCAGGGGTTTTTTATTGTCTATGCGTGGTAGTCATTCGTGATCACACGTCTACAGGCAGTAGTCGTATTTGACAGTCGTTTTGGGGCGTGTGCCGATTAGCGAAGCGGCCGTGCGAAATAAAAATGGATAGAGACCCTAACCTACAGAGGTGACAATTCGAGTGTGTGTTATAATGCATATAGAAAAATTCTCAGGGAAAAAATCCTTCCAAAAGGGTCGATAAATAATCACGGGCATTCAGAGCGGTCTGGGTCTAGTAAACTCATTCATTAATAGTTCGTGCCCCCTTAGATAATCTAAGTTGTTACTACACTTACTCATGACCGAAAAAATCTACCATATCTACGACGAAGAAACATGTATTGCCCCCTGTGTGTCTGAAGAGACATTCCATAAGCATTGGGAGCAAAGGATTAAAAATCATCCAGATAAGCTAGATTATGAAGAACTTGATAATGAGGTAGACAAAGAACTTACGGAAGGTTCTTATTGACAATTGGATTATATTACAGTAAAATTGAACTACATTACCAAAGGTTATGGCAAAGGGATTTACGGTGAAGGCAGCTGCCCCAAAAGCAAAAGCTCCAGACTGGGATATCGACAAAATTAAAGAACGCATGAGAGGTAAGGCAATAGTCTTTTGTCTTCCAGGTCGAGGATGTTCTTATCAGTTCTTGAAGAACTTCGTACAACTCTGTTTTGACTTAGTTCAAAATCAGATGAGTATTCAGATCTCACAAGATTACTCTTCTATGGTTAACTTTGCACGTTGCAAAGTATTAGGTGCTAACGTACTACGTGGTCCTAAGCAGATACCTTGGGATGGTAAACTTAAGTATGACTATCAGTTATGGATTGATAGTGACATTGTATTCAATACAGAGAAGTTCTGGCAATTATGTGATCTAGCAGTTCCTGCTCCAGATAAAGAAGGCAATCCTGTCGCAGAGCGAGAGATTGCAGCAGGTTGGTATGCTACTGAAGATGGACATACTACTTCAGTTGCTCACTGGTTAGACGAAGATGACTTCCGTAAGAACGGGGGAGTTATGAATCACGAGACTGTAGAGTCTATGAGTAAGAGACGCAAACCTTTTACTGTCGATTATACAGGATTCGGTTGGGTTCTTATTCGTAAGGGTGTATTTGAGCGTCTCGAATATCCTTGGTTTGCTCCTAAGATGCAAGTCTTTGAGTCAGGTAATGTTCAGGACATGTGTGGCGAAGATGTCTCATTCTGTCTAGATGCCAAAGAAGCAGACGTTGAGACTTGGTGCGATCCTCGTATCAGAGTCGGTCACGAGAAGACAAGGGTTATCTAATGAA